GTTATCGTGCGCATTAATAATCCCTCCCCTTAATTTGTACAAACCCGCCGATATCGCGTTTTGCTTTACCCTTGGCATATAAGGCAACGACGACGTTATTCGGTTCAATATGGCGTACGTCAGTGTTATCACCGTCGACGACGGGCCAACCGCGAAATTCGGCCGGTATATCCGCTTGCTTTTGAAATACGACGGCCGCGCGTTTATTTGCCGGATTAATCAGGCCCTTAATTGAAATCGGTTTGGGTGTTATCGCTGAAAAACTATAGGTTAAATCGTAATTACCCGCCGTTTTGCCGGTTAAATTACGCGAAGGGTGTTTTGTGTAATCATAAAATTGTACGTCAGCGAAAATCTGGAAAATCGTTTTTCCGTCGATTAGAATATTTTCGTACGGTATATCTGACGTACCATTCGGCCGCACTAAGGGTGTTAATCCTACAGCGGCCGCTTTACGCGCTAACGTCCAGACATCAGCGCACATTGACAGCATAAAAGCGCGTTGATTTTCTTTGAAAAATGCTGTCTTTTTAGCGCGCGCTTTTTGCGTACTATTGAAAGCGCCGCGGCCGGCCGAATTTAAACAAGGGCCAAAACACCCAGCTTGCATAGCGAAAGGGCATAATTTCTTATTGGGTACCAAGTAACAAATAGCTGTCAGATAACCGATTTTTTCACCCTTAATCGTTTTGGCGCTTGCCTGGCCAAGGATCGGCCGGTATTGTAGGCCCTCGTTTTTCAACTGTAATTTGTACGGGTTTTGCATGGTTTATGCCTCCCGATTCAGTGAGAACATTAGGGCCGCAAAACATACGGCGCCGCCGATTAAGCATTCGCCCGAAGTGAATATATTTTCAACGGCGCCGATTATTAGTATTGCCAGGCCGCCGCCAGATAGCGCCGCCGTTATTAGATTAAGTTTTTGCATTTTGTTACCCCTATAAAAGTTTATTTTATTACCGCTTTTCTGTTGCGGTATGGCTAGTATAAAACATTCTTTTATTCTGTCAAACATTATTTTATAATCTTGAGTAAATTAGTATGGTAATTGTGGCAATTGTGGGCAATGTGGGTCATCGTGTGGGTCATGTTTTTAGGGTCAATGACCCACACCAAAACCCGCGCCAGCACTGGGTTTTGGTCACTTGTGGGCAATGTGGGTCATCAAAAATTAACTTTGTAAATTACTTTATACAGTACTGTATATCCGTACACTGTATAAGTGTACAGCGCTGCAAAAAAACTACTGTACAAAAGGGGTGGAGCGATTTAAATTCGTGTTTTTTATTGCCCACATTGCCCACATCTTAAAATGACAAGATATAAGCCTGGTCGCCCGCCGTCAATTCGTACCCGCCGTTTTCAGCGCCATATAACGGATAGTCAAGCGGCGATAATCGCGGCCGCCGGCGCCGGCGATATGTCAATTGGCTTTCATAACTTGATCGATTTATACAGTCAGTTATACGAATTGCGAATGATTGACGGCGATAACATTGATTTGTTTATATCTAATTTAGTAAAAATATTAGGGTCAGAGCATATTAAATAATGCTTTGCGGATTGTTAAGTAAAGCGCCCCCATCTAGACACATTTTACATAACGCATTTTATTTTCGTGCCAGCAAATTAATTAGGGTCAGACCCCTATTAATTTTCGGCGCAATAGCCCCCCCCGCTATCCCCCGCCAGGCTTCGCGGCGTAATGTCTTATAACCAGCATTATGTAAAATGCGCCGTATAGTTTTTGCCTATTAAAGTGAGTGCTTGCTAACGTAAGTTAGTGCTTACTAACATAGGGGGGAGGGGGGTATGGCTGTCGTATAATATTTGCGGGTGCCTCCAACCCACAAAAGAAGGCAAATTAGCAAAAAAGGCAAAATAGCCTTTCTGGCAAACCAAATTAGCAAAAAGAGCTATACAATCCGATTGCTTCCAATTAAAAGGAAAAAAGCGATGCCAGCACCAATTAAAGACCCGCCATACGTTTTCCCAACGACGCTTGCGAAGACGGACACCCAGCGCATCAAAGAGCTAAAGCGCATGCTGATCGAAGGCAAGGGTGAGGATGTCGTCAAGAAGGTACTGGATATTGCGCTAGAAGACGGACACCCAGGGCAAATGGCTGCGCTAAAGATGTGCATGGATCGGGCGCTACCGGCCAGCTTGTTCGAGAAGACTGCCGCACAACGCAGCGCTATCAACATCACCATATCGACGCTAGGCGCCCCGCAAGTAGTCGAGTCAGCGCCAGACGACAACATAACGGACGTAGAGGCCAAAGATGTCTGACGTACATTTCCAGTTTCTACCTTGGCAGGAACAAGTCTTTGCCGACCCCACCCGATTCAAAGTGATTGCTGCTGGCCGACGCTGCGGCAAGTCTAGGTTAGCGGCCACTACGCTGTTATTAGAGGGATTAAAGTGTCCGGCAGGTTCCGCTGTTCTTTATGTGGCGCCGACCAACGGCCAAGCCAGACAGATTATCTGGAACGTACTAATGGACTTAGGCAAGGATGTGATCGCCAACAGTCACATCAACAATCAGGACATCACGTTAATCAACGGCGCTGTTATTTATGTCAGAGGCGCCGATCGGCCGGACACCCTGCGCGGCGTGTCGTTGACCTACGCCGTGCTGGACGAGGTGGCCGACATCAAGCCCGAGACGTGGGAGCAGGTTATCCGTGCGGCGCTGTCAGACAAGAAGGGTCGGGGGATGTTCATTGGAACACCCAAAGGGCGCAATTGGTTCTACGATCTATTTCAACTTGGGGAAGACGGCACTGACAAGGATTGGAAGAGCTGGCACTTCACCACCAAAGACAACCCGCTAATTGATCCAGAAGAAATCGAGTCGGCCAAGAAGACGCTGTCCAGCTTCGCGTTTAAGCAGGAATACATGGCCAGCTTCAGTAATGCTGGCTCGGACATATTCAAGGAAGAGTGGATCAAGTACGGCGAAGAGCCGACGCAAGGTAGTTACTTTGTGGCGGTGGACTTGGCCGGTTTTGAAGAAGTGGCGCGACAAGCGGCAAACTCTAAAAAACGCTTGGATGAGTCAGCCATTGCAGTAGTCAAAGTGACTGACGAGGGCAAATGGTGGATCAAGAAGATAGAACATGGCCGGTGGGATATTCGGGAGACGGCGGCTAAGATACTGATGGCCATGCGCGACTACCGTCCGCTGTCGATTGGAATTGAGCGCGGAGCGCTAAAAAACGCTGTTTTGCCGTATTTGAGTGACTTAATGCGCAAGAATAATGTATATTCGCACATAGTTGACCTAACGCACGGCAACCGGAAAAAGACTGACCGAATTATTTGGAGTCTCCAAGGGCGTTTTGAGCATGGCAGGATTGTGCTTAACTCAGACGAGGATTGGGATATATTCCTAGATCAGCTTCTTATGTTCCCTGCACAGGGGGTACACGATGATTTGCCTGACGCCTTGTCCTATATAGACCAATTGGCCGTGACATCCTACATGCAAGAGGATGAATCCGATGATTGGGAACCGGTGGACATTATTTCGGGTGTATAAATGGATCAAAATGAATTCGATCAACCCACAGAAAATGACAAAGAACTAGTCAGCTTCGTGGTGGAGCATTGCGATCGTTGGAGAACGTACCGCGATATTAACTTTCTCCCGCAATGGGAAGAATACGAGCGCATCTTCCGTGGCCAATGGGCATCGGAAGACAAGACAAGAGAGTCAGAGCGCTCACGCATCGTCACCCCTGCAACACAGCAAGCCGTTGAAACCAGACACGCCGAAATTATCGAGGCGATCTTTGGTTCGGGCGAATTCTTTGACATCAAAGACGATTTGCGTGATGTTGATGGCAACCCAATGGATGTCGAGTTCTTAAAGCTCCAGATGATGGAAGACTTTAAGCGCGACAAGTTGCGAAAGCACGTAGATCAAGTGGTGTTGTTGGCCGAGATTTACGGCACCGGTATCGCCGAGATCACAACGTCAATGGAGAAAGAACTAGCTCCAGCGACGATGCCAATGCCAGGCCAAGAGCAAGCAGCGATTGGTACGGTTGAGAAGATGCGCGTCTCAGTCAAGCCCATGCCAATCAACCCGAAAAATTTCCTATGGGATCCAAACGGCACAACCGTTGAGGATTGCATGGGCGTGGCCATCGAGAAGTACGTATCGATCCACAAGGTGGTGCGCGGGATTGAAAAGGGTATCTACCGCAAGGTCAACATCACGCCGACTTATGAAGATACAGATTTAGAGCCGACGCAAGAAGTTAGCCAGTACCAAGATGAGAAGGTACTGCTCTTGACGTACTACGGTCTGGTGCCTAGAGAGTATTTGAAAAAAGCGGAAGACGACGACATTGTCGAGCTGTTCCCTGACGATTCAGCCGCTGAAGATTATCAAGACATGGTCGAGGCAATCATTGTGATTGCCAACGATGGCATGCTACTGAAGGCTGAAGAAAGCCCGTACATGATGAAGGATAGGCCAGTATTGACCTATCAAGCTGATACGGTGCCAAATAGATTGCCAGGCCGTGGAACGATCGAAAAAGCCTACAACATGCAGAAATCCATTGATGCGCAAGTGCGTACTCACTTGGATTCATTGGCGCTAACAGCCTCGCCTATGATGGCCGTCGATGCGACAAGACTGCCAAGGGGTGCAAAGCTGACAATCATGCCAGGCAAGGCGATCTACACCAACGGCAACCCGAATGAGATTCTGTATCCGTTCAAGTTTGGCCAGACAGACGGCTCAAGCATCACAACAGCCGAGAAATTCCAGCAAATGCTCTTGCAAGCGACCGGTACACTAGACTCTAACGGCATGGTGTCAGCGGTGGGACGCGATGCGGCTGGGACGGGTATGTCGATGGCTGTGGCTTCGATCATCAAGAAGTACAAACGCACGTTAGTGAACTTCCAAGAAGACTTTTTGATTCCGTTCATCAACAAAGCAGCGTACCGCTTCATGCAGTTTGACCCTGAGCGCTATCCATCGGTTGATATGGTC